TGCGTACCTGAAGCAGCACACGAAGTCCCCGTTCGTCGAGCTCGACCAGAAACTCGAGCTCTACATACCCTACCAAGACGACCTGCTGGCGCAGCTGGCGGGTGTCACCGAAGTGAAGAAGGACTACTGACATGAATCCGACTCGCCGTGGTTTCCTAGGTGCGATGCTGGCTGCGGCGGCCGCACCTGCAATCGTCAAGGCCGACTCGTTGATGAAGGTCGTGGTGCCCAAGCACGTGGCTGACGGGCACTTCATCACGATCTACGACTACAAGATCGGCAACGGTCCCACCACGTTCGACAAGCAGTTCAAGTCGGACGTGGTCGATGCGTACACGCGTGGCGATTGCCTGCAGCAGCAGTACGCGGACGTCATTGAGCGCGTCATGCTCGACGAAGACCAGGCGCCACTCATCTCGGGTGAACTCGGCTACGTGAATGGATTCACGGTCGTCGTCAGCGAGATCGACAAGTCGAATGTCGTCTTCGACCGCGGCGTCACCCAGCCCATGTTCATGGGTGCGAAGCGTGGGCCCAAGCCAGCACGTCGGCTCGGACGCAATCAGATCGAGTCGCTGTTCGACAAGGCACGCGACCTCGCCTATCTCAAGATCAGGAGCTGACCATGCAGTATCCGCGAATCGTGATCGACGGCACGGACTGCCAGACACCGAGTGGTGATCTCAAGTCGGGCTGGATCATCACCTACGAGGTGACGCTCGACGCTCAGGGTCGTGAGCAGCGCAGAGAGAAGAAGCGTCAATGGGCGCAGGACCCGAAGCCCGTTGTTTTCGACAACGGTATGACCTCGCAACAACATGCGGCGGCTGTCGCACGTGGCGAGAATCCCGGACCCCTGGTCAAGACAGGTATCTTCTATCCGCACAAGATGCTGGAGCTGATGCCAACTGAAGGAGTGCACTGATGACAACACGTCGTGGTTTCCTGGGCGCCATGCTCGCAGCAGCCGTGGCACCCGCCGTCGTCAGAGCCGAGTCGCTGATGAGGCTGCCGTCGGCTCCGAAGATCCTGCGTACCTACTGGGATGGCTCGAACTGGCGTTGCGAACCGGTGACTGTCGAGTCGCAGATAACTGCCGACCCGTGGTACACGCCGCCCGAGCGCATCATTCACGCACGGCCCTACGTCTCGGGTGACGAGATCAAGACGGCATCGGGCATCGACGAATTCGTCGACCGCGCGGTCGAACAGCTCTCGCGCGAGACCGGCATCTCCAAGCCCATGCTTCTCGGCCAGTCGTACAGCGATGGTCTGTACGCGGCATCGCGGCAGCCCTCGAAGTTGCCGTTCCTCATCGAGCGCGGGTTCATCAAGCGTCGAGCATGACATGGCACCGACCCATGTCTCAACAGATTGCAACGGCATGATCGCAGTCACGGTCATGCCGGAAGCAGAGGAGTCTGCAGCGGAGGGTAGCGAGCAGACCGAAGAGGAGCGCGGGCCAGACCTCAAAGACTGTAAAGAGGATCGTCCGCGTGACAATCAACTCAACCAAAGCCGTTAGCACATGACCATCACTGCCAAAGAGATCGGAGAGAACTACCCGCTCTCCATCGACGACGCCAAGGAGTACGCTGGCCGCACCATCGCGAGCCGCGCCTTCTACCACACTGTCTTCTCCGCCGTCAAGAACAAGCTGCCGCTGTCCGTCGTCCGCATGGGTGATGGCGAGCGTCACCTCTTCATCGACTGCGCGACTGCTGCCGCCAACAAGGTGTCTGGCCTCCCGGTCGATTCGTTCGACACCGCGTGGCGCACGCGCATGGGCATCGAGGGCATGACCTTCGAGCAGCTCAACGATTCGATGCGCGCGTCGATCGCTCTCACCAACTACTTCGGGCCGAACGTCAACGGCCTGATGCAGCCCAACTACAGCGTCTACCCGTGGTACAAGATCCACGGCAAGGGTCAGCCGCTGGTCGACAACTTCTTCGTCAACGAGTGGGACCTGGAACATCGCACCGCGCTCCTGAAGGCGGCCGGCAATGTCCTGGTGCTGCACGCGAACCCGGTGACGGCCATCACGTTCGCACGCCGTGCGCGGGCCTACCTCAACGTCGGCATCCGCCACGTGAGCCTCAAGTCCTGGCGTGACGCCGACGCGGCCCTCACGGAGTGCGCGAAGTGGGACTACCCGCTGGTCCTCGTCAGCGCCGGTCCGGCCTCCAAGTGGATCATCCCTGGGATCGCCCGACAAGGCAAGGTCGCGCTCGACATCGGCAACGCCATGGACCACTGGCTGCTGCTCGAACTCTACAAGGCCGACCCGTCGAAGCTGGACGCCGTCAAGTGACCGAGATCCACGTCCTTCCGTACCGCGAACCACCGCCCAGGTTGACCGCGACCGCAAGGTCGAAGACGTTGAAGGCGCACTACGAGGCCTTCCTCGCACATCATCGGTCTGACCAGCGCGTCGAGATCGAGGAAACGCTGCAAGACGAAACCATCGGCGACATCCTGACCTTCATCGGTCTGGAGCCGCTGGTGTCGATCAAGCACATGCGGTCGATGGCGCGTCGCATTCGCATGCTGAGTCGTGGCAAGATTGGCTATCAGCAGGCGATCGAGTTGCAGGCTCGGGCTCTTGGCTACCGGACGCAGGCAGCCATGTTCGCGGCGAACCCGCGGAAGGTCGTGGCTCTCAACATTCGAGGCGGCAACGAGGTCCCATTCTCGATGTCGCTCTTCATGAACGAGAAGGAAACGCGTGGTGATCGTGTGCAGCGACGCAAGCGCACGCTCTACCTGCGCGACAACCCAGGAGCTCAAGCTTGAGCGACTACAAGCAACCGATGCAGCACGGCCCGGGCACTGGCCCCATGTACGTCAATGACATGCCTCTGAAGCTGACACCGCGGCTGAAGCGCTGCGCCCGATGCAACACCGATCGGGAGCCTCAAGGTGGCTGCCAGGTCACGGTCGATAAGTGGGTGTGCGGCAAGTGCTGGCGTCCCAGCCTTCACACCCAGCGGCTCAAGAGCAAGTCCAAGGCGGTCACGGCCCCGGCGGCCTGATCAAATCCGAAACTGTAAAGAAGACAAGTGCACGTTTGCAAACACGCATAGCACTTCTTCACCACACAACGCAAGAGGTTACACCAACATGACGACGATCGACGCAGCGACCAAGACCATCCTGGTGCCTGGCTCCGTCTGGACCCGCGAGACCAAGAACGGCAACAAGGACGTCACGGTCCTGTTCATCACGAACCAGGGCCTGCCGCCCGAGACGCTGGCCAAGTGCCCGCAGCAGGTGGTCTTCCTCAACGACGAGGGCGCCGTCCTGTCGATGAAGCCCGAGCAGTTCGTGGCCAAGCGCAACTTCTCGACGATGAACCCCGAAGCCGAGGTGATCCTCCGGCACATCGTCGAGGGCTTCGACGACGAGGACGAAGAAGGCGACGACGAGATCGACCTGGACTCGATCCAGCTGCCCGAGTCGTCCGAAGGCGATGCCGACGTGAGCCTGGAAACCGAGCCGGTCGCCGAGAACTTCGAGACCACGGGCAACCTCCTGGCCGTGCAGGCGCAGCAGCAGGCGCAGATGAACAACACGTCGCCGGTGCTGCAGCTGCAGGACGGCCTGAACGCCGCGCTGGTGCACCTGCTGACGAGCCGCTTCGTCTCCTACTCCGAGTCCGTGGCGCCGAACGGCACCGGCGACACGCTGCACACGATGCGCTTCGCCCTGAGCCCGGAACTCGACCTCGACATGCTCAACAAGGCGTTCGGCCTCGAAGGCCCGATCACCAAGTTCACGATCAACAGCGCTGTCGCGCCGACGACGGTGGACATCGACGGCTTCTTCCAGGTCTGGCTCGAAGTCGTGGCACCGATGGGCAAGTTCCCGTCGCAGTCCTACGGCCTGGTCCAGCTGACGAGCCGCGGCGACTTCCGTGAACAGCAGGTCGTGCAGCAGAAGCCGCAGCCCGCAGCCGCGCCGGTGGCCGCCGATCCGATGGAGACCCCGAGCGGCCTGTACCAGGCGCCGGAAGTCGAAGCCGAGACGGCCGACGAGCAGGCGGTGGCCAAGGCGGCGCCGGCTCACAGCTCGTTCATCAGCGACGCGACCATCGTGGGCCAGAAGCCGACGCCGCCGGCCGCCGAGCCGACGATCAACCTGGCTGCGATCCCGACCGAGACGCCTGCGGCGCCGCAGATGCCGGGTCTCAACATCGTGAACACGTGAGCTGATCCGATCAACTGGCAACTGCGAACCTACGACTAGAACGACAACGATTTGTTCCTGAACCGAAGGGGCCCCACTCGGGGCCCCTTCTGCCTTTTCCGGGCCAAAATTCGAGGTGAAAACGTGAAAAATCAGGCATCTGTGACCGTCTCTGAAGGAGACTACGTAATCGGCAAAATCAGGACCGCGGAGTCGCATGTCCTGGTTTTTGGCAAGGTCGATGAACTGGCCAAGGGCTATGTCGTCGGCACGGTCGAGAAGAACCGCCACATCAAGCAGCTCCGCAAGGGCTTCGAGGTCGTGAACAAGGACATCGTTCTGAACCTGGGGCCGAAGCCCTACGGCGGCACGATCCTGAAGTTCGACACGAGCCACATCTACACGGGCCGGAAGATCACCCACGACTTCTTCGGCGCCATCCACTTCTTCTACGCGATCCAGACCGAGGTCGGCAAGACGCTGATGAAAGCGTTCGACAAAGCCGCCGAGATCCTGCGCAAGGCAGGGCTCCCCGAACCCGTGAACACGGTGTGGGAGGTCAACCCGAAGGAAGCGAAGCCGACGAAATACGCCGGCTACTACAAGCACAGTCGCACGCCGGCCAAGAAGCCGCACACCCTGGCGATCAAGCCGGAGGCCGTGCCCATGACGGTCAGCGACTACCTGTACGTGATCCTCCACGAGTACGCGCACTACCTCCACTACAACCACCTGCGGAATCCCAAGGTCAACGCCGCCTGGATCAAGCTCTTCAACACCTCGATCAAGCCGCAGACCATCGACCGCGAGGCCTCGAAGAAGCTGCTCAAGCAGCTGATCGACGGCGAGGAGCGTCCTTCCGACCTCAAGGGCCAGCTCGACGAGGCGGACCGCAACGCCTGGAACTGGATCATGCGGACCATCAAGCAGGATCACGCGGTCGGTATCAAGGAACTCGACTTCCTGTTCGAGGCCGAGCAGAAGCCCGAGATCGAAGCCCTGTGGCCGCGCCGCACGCTCATGAAGAAGGAGCTGGCTCCCGTCATCAGCGAGTACGCTACGACGAACTACCGCGAGACCTGGGCCGAGGCCTTCAGCTTCCACTTCACGAAGCGCAAGCTGCCCGCCGTCGTCACGACCCTGCTCGAGAAGACGCTGCGCAAGGTCGAGGCTTTGGAAGAAGCGGCCGAGGAGTCCGAGGAATGAGCGCGCAGCGTCCGTTCGGCTACCTGTACGAGAACGTCGGCGGCGCCATTGTCTTCCATCGGGAGGGTAGCTGCAACAGGGACGTTCTGAATGCGGACATGGAAGCCGCCGCCATGTACCCGAAGGGACATGTGCTGACGCCTCTGTTCACGCAACCAGTGGTCACACCGGAAGAAGAAGAGCTGCTGCTCGCCACCGGTCGTCTCTGGAACGACTTCTGCCAGCTGCCTGACAGCGCGGCATCTGACACCGACGACTTCTACCGAGCTGTCCACGAACTGCAGCGCATCATCGCACTTCGTGGCATGCGACGTGCCGTGCCTGCCCTCTTCACCCAGCACAAGGATCGGACATGAAGACCATCATCTATGACATCGACGGCTGCTGCATCGACTCGACGTTCCGCCACGAGCACGTGCAGGTCGACTTCAAGCGCTATCTGGAACTGCACCCGACTGACAAGCCGATCATGCAAGGCGTGCTCGTCTACACGCTGCTGCTCGAGCTCCAGGACTTCCGGCACGTCTTCATCACCGGCCGCGGCGAGGAAGAGCGTGATTCCACGACCGCGATCCTCGAGCGCCTCTTCCACGGCAAGACCTTCGAGCTGCTGATGCGGCCGGCCGATGATCGACGGCCTGACGTCGAGATCAAGGGCGAGCTCATGCAGCAGAACGGCATCTGGCCCAAGGACGTGTTCCTGGCCTTCGATGATCGTCCGGTCATGGTCGAGTTCTACCGGAGCCTCGGCATCGTCGCCTACCAAACCGCGGAGGGTTACTGACATGAAGCTGCCTCAAGACCCGGCTCGCAGGTTCCTGCTGGCCGCACTCGTCGCCTACATGCTCTTCGTCGTTGGTTGGCTGTGCTTCTACGCCGGCCCTGACCTCAAGCTGCCGCCGCACCTCTTCATGTGGCAAGTGATCGGCCTCATCGTCGTCCTCGTCATCTACGTGCTGCTGATCTGGCGCGAGGTCGTGGCGGATCGCAAGGAGCGCGAGGGCGATGCCTGACGTGACCCTCATTTTGATCCTCCACTGAAGGAGAGTGACCGATGATGAAACTCGACAAGCTGGTTCGTCTCAGCGAACGGATGCGCCGGCTCAACAGCCGCCTGGTCAAGATCGTCGGCTACAAGACCGGCACCGGCAAGGACGGCATCCCGACCGCGGTGGCGCGCACCTACACGCCCCTCGAGTACAGCCTCGGCGCCCGCCGCATCATGCGCGCCAAGGACAAGAACAAGTACACGTCGTCGATCAAGTTTCTCGACCGCGGACTCCACGTCCGTGTCTCGTGCTCGTGTCCCGACTACATGTACCGGTGGGAGTACGCCAACAACCTGGTCGGTGCCTCGCACATCATCTACGGCAACGGTGAGGCGCCGGACGAGACCAACCCGCAGTACAGGCCCGGTCTTTGCAAGCACCTGCTTGCGCTCCGGACCTTGGTGAAGGAGCAGCACGGGATATGACGAGCAACTACACCCACAGCGCTACGTTCGCGTCGCTGAAGGGCATCAAGGAAGAGCTGACCGAGAACTACACGACGTTCCAGCTGCTGACGACCCTCGACTACTTCATCGAGAACGCGATCGATCCGATCATCAGCGCCCATCCGGACCTGACCGACGTGTACTTCTCCAAGGTCATCGCCTACCAGTTCGACAACCCGAACGTGAAGTGCAGCCGCAATGAGAAGGCGTCGCTGCCGCAACTTCTGTTCAACGCGGTGACGACGCAGGGACGACGCAAGCGGGAGTTCCAGCGCAAGATGCTGCTCAACCGCGGGCTGCTCTTCGGACTCGTCTCGGTCTTCCTCAAGACTGTAAATACGTATCGGAAGTTGCACAGCCCGCACGTGAAGTTGCGTCGGGCTCAGCGACTGGTACTTCGTCAGCTTGCCGAGGAGCGGACGGGCTCGTCCCACATCTTCCCTGCGATCCTGCAGGTGGAGTTCTGGATTCAGCACGCCTACCACTTCAAGGAACTGATCGTCCAGAAGTACACGCGCCTGGCGTCGAACCAGGCGCGCAAGACATACATGGACGTCAACTGCGACAAGAGCCTGGACGACATCATCCAGGTGTACATGGTCTTCCTCGCCAAAGCGATCGACCGATGCGACAGTCGGCAGGGCGTGCTGACGGAGTACATCAAGTACTGGTTCTACTCGGCGAAGTCCGAGATCATGAAGGAGGTAGCCAAGGACGGGCTCAACACGAGTTACGATCAGCTGCTCGAATCGGGCATCGACTCGCAGTCGGTTGATCCTGACACCCAGTTCGAGGCGGCGCAGCACATCTGTGCGACCGCCAAGGGACTCGATCCAACGGGAGCGTATCGGTTTGCGCTCCACATCCCCGAGCACTACAGCAACGCGGATCTCCGCAAGCTGCAACTTTTCACCACAACCAACTGAGAGAACACATGGATCTCGACGACGCAAAAACAAGCCGCGGTGGCGACCGCGTTCCCGGCATGGCCGACCTCGTGGAGGTCTTCAAGTTCCCGCCGAAGAAGTGGGCGCCGGTTCGTCTGCTGAAGGGCATCGTCTCGACCGCGGGCTACTGGGTCAAGACCACGTCGAAGGACGGGAAGAAGACGGCGTTCTACACGGTGTGCCCGAGCTACGATCCGGCGACGCAGGAGCGCGACTCCACGAAGTTCGACCCGTGGCGCGACCTCCAGTCGGCCGAGCAGGCCAAGCTCGAAGCCGACGGGGTGGACAAGGCCAAGTGGCGCGACAAGATGCATGTCCAGTACTCGCAGTACTACTGGATCAACGCCATCATCCGCGCGCTGCAGAAGGCCGAGCCGGCGTCGCTGCCGAAGCACACGAAGAAGGAAGCCAAGTCGGGCTTCAAGGAGAAGGAGAGCGACAGCTGGACGCCGGTGCGTGTGCTCCGCGTCAGCCGCTCGCTGGCCGAGAAGATCAAGAAGCTCAAGGGCCTCAACATCGTCGAGTCGAGCTCCGGCGCCTCGAAAGCGTTCCCGCTCGATGACCCGAAATTCGGCCGCGATCTCCGCATCCAGCACGACCCCGACGTGTCGCCGTCCGAGCAGTACAGCCTCTCGATGGGCGACAAGCGCACGAAGCTGACCGAGGAAGAGCTGGCCTACCTGACGTGGGACCTGGAAGGCGCGGCCGAGAAGTGCTCGGTGACGTCGAGCGAGGACGAAGTCCTGCGCGACTACGAGTCCTGGGCCAAGCGCAACGGCATCAAGACCAAGATCAAGTCGAAGAAGGCGAAGGCCAAGGACGACGACGAGGACGAAGACGCCGACGACTCGGATGATGACGAGGACGACGAAGACGAGAAGCCAAAGTCGAAGTCGAAGAAGGCCGCGGCCGCGAAGTCCAAGTCGAAGAAGACCGACGACGAGGACGATGAAGACGACTCGGACGACGGCGAGGATGATGACCTCGACGAGGACGACGAGGACGAGAAGCCCAAGGGCAAGAAGGCAGCTGCGAAGAAGGCGCCGGCCAAGAAGAAGGCCAAGTCGGACGACGACGAGGACGACGACTTCGATGATGAAGACGACGACGGCGATGACGACGAGGACGAGGACGAGAAGCCCAAGTCGAAGTCGAAGAAGGCGTCGCCGGCCAAGGGCAAGGCCAAGAAGAAGTCGGACGACGAAGACGACCTCGATGAAGACGACGAGGACTCCGATTCGGACGACGACGAGGACTCGGACGACTTCGATGACGACGAGGACGAGAAGCCCAAGTCGAAGAAGGGTGCCAAGGCCAAGCCGGCTGCGAAGAAGGCGCCGGCCAAGAAGAAGGCCAAGGACGAGGACGAAGACGACGACTTCGATGATGAAGACGAAGACGACGACTCGGATTCGGACGACGACGAGGACGACGAGGACGAGAAGCCCAAGTCGAAGTCGAAGAAGCCTGCTGCGAAGAAGGCACCGGCGAAGAAGACGGCGGCCAAGGGCAAGAAGAAGCCCGCCGACGACGAAGACGAAGACGAAGACGACTTCGACGACGAGTAACCGTCACCCGTGAGCGCCAAGGGCCCGCTGGATTCTGGTCCAGCGGGCCCTTTCCATTTCAGACTCTCAAGGATAGCAATGGCTACCAAGACTCCCACGAAGCCAGTGAAAAAGGCGGCTGCGAAGCCTGCGGTCAAGAAGCCGAGCCCGAAGGCGCGTGCTGCCGCGAAGGAAGAAGCCACGAAGGCGATCGCCAAGGCGAAAGCGAAGCCGGTCAAGAAGGCGCAGGTCGAGGCCGACGAGCCGCCGCAGCGCAAGAAGAAGGGTGTGGTCGGCCTCGACCTCATCTCCATGTACAGCGAGACCATGGACGTGATCGCGAAGCGGCAAGGCTTCGAGTCCTCCAGCCTGGAAGCAAGCCCGCCCATGAGCACGGGCCTGCTGACGGTCGACATGCAGCTGGGCGGCGGTGCGCGTCCGTGTATGCTGACCGGCGCGGGCAACGAGCAATGCGCGAAGACGACCCTGGCGCTGGTCGCCATGGCGAACTCGATCAAAGAGCAGATCCCGGTCATCGCCTTCATCGACTACGAGGGCTCGACCAAGAACTCGAAGCCTTACGTGGCATCGATCCTCAAGACCTGCGGCATCAACATGTCGGTCGACCAGCTCTTCGGGAAGAAGGACAAGAAGACCGGCAAGTGGATCACGCCGCCGCGCGTCCGGTACCGCTCCGAGACCATCCTGGAGAAGTTCTACGACTGGATGTCGGAGATCCTTCGCGACCTGCCGGACAAGCGCTTCGTCGAGAACGAGTGGTGGCTCATCTTCGAGGACAACAAGAAGAAGGGCATGCGTGCCAAGCTCGGCGACAACATCGACCAGGGCATGACCCGCAAGTACGGCAACGGCCTGTGGGTCAAGGCCGACGACGGCAAGATGCAGGGCATCGTCTTCGTCGACTCGTACACGGCGATGCAGCCGAAGATCAAGGACGAGGAAGAGATCGGCAACCAGTTCTCGGTCAAGGCCTCGGCGTTCTCGAAGCAGCTCGAGCGCATCAAGGGCCGCATGGCCGAGAAGATGGTCATGGTGTGGGGCCTGAACCACCTGCGCCAGAACCCCGGCCAGATGTACGGCCCGAAGGAAACCGAGAAGGGCGGCGAAGCCCTGAAGCAGTTCTCCGATGTCCGCATCCGCCAGACCTCCAGGTCCGACTCCGCGCATCCGTTCAAGGCCGGCATGGTCACGAACAAGAAGTTCAAGGAAGTCGAAGCCTCGGTCGAGCACAAGGGCACGCAGGACAAGTACCGCCTGGTCCACCTGAAGACGGTGAAGAACAAGCTCTGGACTCCGGAGCGCGAGACCTTCATCCGCATTTGGGTCGAGGACGGCGCCGGCGAAGCTCGTGGCATCGACCCGGTCTTCGACACGCTGCTGTTCCTGAAGGAGACCGGCCAGATCAGCGGCAGCCGCAAGGCCTTCAAGCTGAACTTCGGCGATCAGGGCGTTTCCAAGCCCATCACGTGGCAGGACCTGAAGCTGTGGATTCTCGGCTCCAAGGAAGAGATGGTCGCCATGTCGAAGAAGGCTGGCTACAAGCCGATGAACCTGCGCTCCCTCTGCTTCAAGCAGATCAAGAGCGGCGTTGCCGAGGACAAGTATGTCGAGGCCATGAACGGCAAGGCCAGCGGTGGCGAGGACGAAGACGACGAGGACAGCGAGGACTGACATGATCGAGACTCTAGTTGGTGCCAGTCAGGCCCAGCTGGATCATGAGGACGCCCTCACCCGAGGGCTCCTCACGGTCGCGTACTCTGATCCCGCGGCACCCAAGGCTGAGAAGCCGAAGGTCAGCCGCTTCGGGACACGTCAGAGTCGCTTCTGGTTCCGGCTGGAGACACTGACCGAAGAAACGAACCGCCGCAAGGCGCAGTTCAAGCCGAAGGAGCTCGAGCACATCGACTCCGCGGTCGTCGCTCGCCTCAGGTCCTTCACGAAGGAGATCCCACTCGACCTCAAGACCCGAATCGAGCAGGTACGCGAGTTCTTCCTCAAGGAGTTGTCGCCGCTGACCATGGCGTCGTCGGGCGGCGCACTGCAGGCCAAGGAGGTTGCCGAGCGCATGTTCAAGACCGAGGTTGACCCGGCCTTGTTCTCGCGCTTCGACAACATGGTCAATCGCGCCGCAACCATCAAGGTTGCCCTGTTCGTCAAGTCCTATTTTGATTTGCCGGACGAGTACATCTCGTCGCTGCTCGGACCACAGCAGCACAATCCTGACTCGGACTTCCAGAAGCTGCAAGCGATGATGAAGCAGCTCGTCGAATCGCAGACCGAGCATGGACGGCAACTCAAGAAGGTGGCAACCAATGTCTCACAACGAAAACCTCGACCGTAAGGTCGCAGCCATGTTCCCCGGGCTCATGCCCGGGGGTTACGTTCCGGAGCACGAACCCGCTTCGGAAGACTCGACCATCCTGGTGCCGAAGAAGCACTACGATGACGACTTCGACATCGTCAAGCTGATGGCCGAGTCGAAGGACCCGGACACGGGTCTGCTGCGCGATCTGAAGATCGACGACCGCGACCTCGCGTCTGCCGGCTCGTACTACGACTACTGCTTCAACATCATCGGCAAGGATGCGCACCCGCCGTGGATCGTGCAGATGTGGATCGGCCTCATGCTGTTCGCAGAGGTGTGCCCGTGCTGCTCGAACAAGAAGTGGTTGAACCTCGAGTGGTTCGTTGCCAACGTGCCGAAGCAGAAGCCCAGCTTCGACATCAAAGAAGGTATCGAGATCCTGCATCACGGCAAGTGCCCGAAGTGCAAGCGCAAGAAGTGGGAGCTCATCACCGACCACGGGCTGCACAACTTCACCGAACTCGTGAACGTGCTGGGTCAGCGCTCGGGCAAGTCGTCCAGTGCTGCATCGTACGCCAGCTACCACACGCATCGGATGCTGAAGTTCCCTCGACTCGCCGACTTGACCACGTCGATGCAGAAGTCGACCGAGCTGACGACTACGTTCGTGAGCTTGACCTACGACAAGGCTTTCGCGCTGCTGTGGACGCCGTACCGCAACATTATCAACGAGAGCGCGTGGTTCGACCAGTACCACGAGATGCTGGACTACTACGGCAACAAGTACGGCATGGAGCTGTACCGGAAGAAGGACGAGTTCATCAAGTACTTCCATCGTGGGCTGAAGATGTACCCCACGAATCCGAAGTCGCAGACCCTTCGCGGTGACACGCGTGTCATGGCGCTGGTTGACGAGTTGGGTCTGTTCCCGCTGCCGACCGGCAACGACGAGGAAGATGAGAAGTCGGATCGCGCGAACAGCGACGAAGCCCACAAGTCGCTGACCAACTCGCTGGTGACCGTGCAGGCGATTCAGAACCGCCTGCTGTCGGAAGGCCTGAACTGCCCGCCGGCATTGATGCTCGGCGTCTCCAGCCCGATCTCGATCCGCGACAAGGTCATGCGTCTGCTCGCCGACTCTCGGACCGAGGAAGGCAAGAAGTACATCCTGGGCGTCAACCTGCCGACGTGGCACGTCAACCCCAGCATCGAGCGTGACACGCCGATCATCGCGCTGGCGTACGCACGCAATGCTGAGAAGGCAGAACGTGACTTCGGCGCCAACCCGCCGCGAGTCCACCAGACGTACATCAAGCCGGAGCAGGTGCCGCACAAGCTGTTCGCCGGCAAGAACACGCACATCCTGCGCCACCACTACGACCAGCCGGGTCTCGTCTACGGCAAGCTGCAGCAGGTCTACACGCCCCGATTCCCGTCGGTGGTGTGCCTCGATGCCGGCCACTCGAACAACAGCTTCACGCTGGTGGGTGCGCACTTCGACTTCGTGCGGCAGAAGACCGTGATCTCGACGATCCTCGAAGTCATTCACACGACGGTCGCAAGGTCGACTTCAACCTCGTCTACACCAACGTGATCCTGCCGGTCATGAAGGACCTGAACGCGGTGGCGTTGATCGCTGACCAGTGGCAGTCGCTCGACATCCTGAGCCGTGCACGTGCCGACATGGGCAAGGCGCTCATCAATGGCAAGGAGAAGGATCGGTGTCTGACCAAGCAGTACAGCCCGCGCCCGAAGGACTTCGAGTCGCTGGTGTCGATGCTTGAGAACGGCAGCTACGAGCTTCCCTTCCTGTCGGAAGCGGACTACAAGCACGTGTGCACCGAGTACATCGAGTTCAAGACGCTGCGGGAGCAGCCGACCAAGCATCTGCTGCTGCAGATGCTGACCGTGGCCGACGGCGGGTTCAACAAGTGCCCGACCAAAGGCCCTGGCTTCACCGACGACATCTTCCGCGCTACGGTGCTGACGACCCTGATCCATTTGCCCGCGGTTATGGAGCGACTGGTCGAGGCCAACAACAGCTACGTGAAGGAAGCAAAAGCGATGCCCATGCCGGCATTCCTGGGTCGCTCGGCAGTGCATTATCGCTGATGACCAGGTGGTGCTGTCGCAATTTTATGCCAATACAGAGACTGAGGCAGCACCACCATGGTACGCAAGAGCAAGAAGCCGCCCAAACCCAACACACCATACACGCTGCCGAAACACCTCGGCGGTGATCCCGAGAAGCTGGTCCTGGCGATGGACCCGGGGTCGCGCAATTTCGGAATCGCACTCGTCGGACTCGAGAACGGACAGCCCAGGTGCTACCTGAACTCGGTGATGATGCGGCCGGTCAATGACCTGGTCGCCTTCGCTCGAACTCGGAAGAACTTCTTGATCGAGGTCGCGGCGTGGATGAAGTATCAGCCCGGTGGCGTAGTCGCTGAGCGGTTTCAGACCCGCGGCGGCTCCAGCATGGGCCCGCTGATCGAACAGGTCTCGGCCATGCTCGGCCTCATCGCAGGTTCGTACCCGAACGTCGATCAAGCTGACCATCGCGTCCGTGTGGAAGAACTCGATGCAGCGTCGCTTCGCCGACGAGTATCGCGGCCACGTGGACTACGCGAATGACGAGGGCGAGTTCGATCTGCGCGCTGTCTACAAGCGCATCAAGGTCGAGCCGCATCAACTCGACGCCAGCCTCATCGGCATCTACGGCCTCGAGCAAGGTCTCAACATCGTGATCGACTTCGACTTCGAGGACTGGGTGTCTCAAGTCGAGGCGAGCTCCCGTATTCCGCTGCGCAAGAGGCGCGGCACCTGACATCAAGGAGTCACCATGAAAGTCCCGAAGGCATGGGCCAACGGCAAGGCGCCGACAAGCCTCACCGCGTTCCAACTCGACGCACACAACCTGGTGCCGAAGCCGGCCGCGCGTCTGGCCTCGAAGGTCGAGCCGACGAAGACCAAGATCGTGGCTCGTGGCGACACGCTGATCGAGCAGCCGGGCACCAAGATCGAAGCCGACGGTGACGTCGCGCGCTGGTGGGTCGAGATGAGCCCGGAGTCGAAGAAGGAGTACGTGGCCGAGCACCCGAACTCCAAGTACGCGGACATGCACCGCAAGGAAACGGGTGAGAGCCCGGCTCCGAAGACCGACAACGAGGTCAAGCCTGCGGGTCCTGCCAAGGAGCAGCCGGCTCCGAAGTCCCAGCCGAAGAAGCACGGTCCCGGCCACAAGGGCCATGCACCTGCGCAGAAGCCGAAGGCTCCGAGCCAACAGCCGCCTGCCAGCGCCGAACACGAGAAGGTCGGCACACCGGACAAGGCTTCGGTGCTCAAGTCGCTTCACGACGATCCGCACATGCAGCCGAACAGCCCGGAGCGCAAGGGCGCCGTCGGCTTCCTGCGAAAGAAGACCGGCCACATCATCTCGCACCTGAAGAAGGATGCGAAGGAGTGGAAGGTCGCTGGCGTCGCGATGAAGAAGCTGGCGACCCGTCAGCCGCTCGATCATGCCGACAAGCACGCGATGGGTGCGGTCGCCGCCGACATCGCAGCCGTGACCGTGAGCCTGGCTCTGACCGGTGGTGCCGCTCACGGCATCGTCGCATTCCTCCAGCACTTCGGCACCCACATGGCGCA